GTATATGCTGGGCCTATGAATCCTGGAAACTTCATTATTCGCCTATACGCCAGTTGTAAGTACTGCGACCACTTAAAAAGGGATCTGTTCTTAGTTTGTCTACTCTAATGTTTTTACTCTCAATAAGAGCCTTAGAAGTCACAGCTGTATTTTGGACGCTCATTGTTGCTTCTGTCCCATATTCTGGAGCAATTTCTACCGCTAAGTTATACTTAAGTGCTCTTGCATATCCAGCAGGCAAGGTGAGAGAGTCACTAGCATTTGCGAACTTTACTAAAGACTTATTTGAATAAACAACAACCTGCTTTGCTTCATTAGGCGTTGGATAAAATTTTAAAACTTTTAATGGGAACTCAGTCTCTACATACATATATCTTGGTACGTTTGAGCGAGTGTTTTTAAGTGCTACATTTGACCATTCAGCCAGTGTGAGCTCTTTAATTGGTAGCTCTAAACCTGAAGAGCTATTTTTATAAAAAGTATCGATAACTTCAATTGGCCAAGTGGTGTCAAAATCACCGCCCAAGCCCATAGTATAAGACTGCTGACCTGCAATTAAATCAAAAGTCTCAGTTGTTTTAAATGGAATAAGTAAATTCTCATTACTCCAAGAGTCCAAGAGATCATTTAAGGTATCCATTCCCTCCGAAATCTCTGCTGCAGTAGGAGCTTCACCAGGAGCAATTGCACCTATTAGTCTTAGAGAACTTTTTATTATATCCCTTGCCGTTGCCATTACTTGCCTTTTTTCTTAATTGCTTTTTTCTTTAGCTTTGGAAGCTCTTCTTCCTCTAATTTTTCAGCAGCTTTCTCTAAAATTTCGTCAGCTTTTCTCAAAGAGACCTTTTTAGCTTCATGCTTAGAGTCTTTAGCTCCTCCCCAATCAGCGCCAAGTGCTTCAAGCTCTTCAATGCTGTGGATTATTTTGTATTCAACATCTTCACACAGGCCTAACTCTTGACCTTTCTTATAAACACATTTTGGAAATTTAATTTCTTTGCTCATTTCTATAATTCCTTATTTAAGAAACTCCAAGGGCCTGGCTACATAGCCCCTGGAGTAAAAATATTTGTTATATTACGCTGGCTCACCAACGACTCTTGCCGCTAATTCAGGAAGTAAACACTTCCAACCACCAAGAAAATCAAGTCTTGTGATGTTTCTATAGTTAGTGATATCGAATTGAGAAGTCATAGTTAAAGACATTCCCGCGTCAGGATCAGAAGCTCTAGTTCCCTTTACACCATCAGTTGGCAGCTCAAAATCAGCAGAAGCAAATGCAAATGCATCTTTATGGAAAACCAAGTTTTGCGGCGCTATGATTCCAGAATAAGAGTTAGCAGCTCCAAACTGATAAACTAGAGCGCCGTCTACTGGGTAAGCACTTACGTTTTGGTAAGCTCCAGTTAAAACGATTGCAGGGCTAATTGGTAAAGTTGCGATTTCGCCAGAAGCAGAATCAGTGTCAGCAGTAACAACGAATTGCTTTAATTGACCTGTGCTTTGCTTAGTTTGTGGATTTACAGCGTAAACATTTTGGATAGTGATCACGTCTCCTTCTTTGTAGCAATCAGAAATAGAACCTGTGATTCCATCTAAGTGAATAGCAACTGCGCCGTCTGCAGAGATAGTAGTATCAATTGCAGGCGCTCCAGCTACAGCTCCAGCTGTGTGCTTAGCTACGTTTTGACTCATCATAAACTTAGATCCACCAGCATAACCCATTACACCCTGCTCATATTGATTCTTAATTTGCTCAGAAGATTGAAACAGACCTTTAAGACCGTCAACCAAAGAAGCTTCAACTAATGGGTCAACTATCGCGCAGTATGTTCCTTTAGGAGCGCCAAGAGTAGAGGCAATTGCCTTAGCATTAACGAAAGCCTTAAGTGAAGATGGAAGTGCTGAAGCACTTGGAACACCGGCACAAGTAGCTACTTGCTTATACATATCATTGTAGAATGCAGAATCAATTTTGTTAGCTAAAGCAATAGTTGCTGGTCTAATATATCTCTCTTTAAACATCTCTAAAGATAAAGTTCTATCAACTTCTGAAAACTGCATACCAACGTGGTAATGCTTATTAAGAGTTAAAGGAATAGTCTCTTCAACAGTGTTTTGGATACTTATTGCAGCGCCTTCGGTTACATTGTAACGAACTGGCTTACGAATGTTCGCAACAGCACCAATCTTTGCGCCCTTCTTTCCAAACTCAGAACTGTGCTGTCTGTTAACGTTTTTTGTAAATACTAACTGACCTTTTAAGTCCATTAGCGTTTCTTTTAAAATAACCGAATCGGTTAAATGTACACTTGCCATTTATATTCTCCTAGTAGTGATGTGAGTTTTTCATTTCTTTCGCCCTCAATGCTTCATATTCACCTTGAGATAAATTGGCGTCGTAAATGCTTTTTGGTGCACTTCCTCCACCCTTTGAACCAATTGGGTTCACAGGTCTTGGCGCACTTGTTGTCTTTATTTTTTTTGGAGCTGTACTTGCTGATTTAGATAGTTTTTCTTCAAAGCGACCTAGTTCACGAACGGCTTGCATCGGAGGTAGAGAATTTATCCTTTTAAATTCTTCAGGGTCTTTTGCTAGAGCGTACATAAGCTCAGGACTATTTTCAGATTCTAAGATTGATTGATTCATAGTTAATGACATCGGAATGTCATCAACGCTTTTAAGAACTTCATTAAAATCATCTACAGTTTTTGCAAACTTTTGAACCTTAGCAACGTGGCTCTCAATCACCTTTTGCTGCTCAGTTCGCATTTGATTTTCACGTGCTTGCTGGTCTCTAGAAGCAAGTTTTGCCTCTAGTTTCCAGTCCGTTAAAGCCTCAATATAATCTTCATGTGTTTCGTAATCGTCAGAATCAGGCCTCTCATCGCTTGGCTTGGCTTCGAAAGCTTGCTCTTGGGGATCATTAGACTCTTTAGCATTTTTCAACTTAAGAGCTTCATTTCTCCAATATTCAGCGTTTTCCTTAGCCTCTGAAGCTTTCAATTCAGCTTCTTTAGCTCTTTTTGTGAGTTTACCAACGCGCTTTTGAATGCCATTCTTCTTAGGTCTTACGCCCTCTGAATCATCGTCTTCGCTTTCGTCATCGTCTTCGCTTTCCAGTTCCCCTGATGATTCCGATTCATCAGCGTCAACGTCTTCAGTCTCATCAACTTCTTCGTTTTCGTTTTCGCTCTCAGCGTTTTCGCTTGGCGCGGCTTCTTCAGTTTCAACTTCCTCCACTTCAGTTTCTACAGAGCCAGCCATTGCGGCTCTAACTTCTTCAGGGCTATCGGTTGTTGATATAATCTCTATTGACATGGGTTATTCCTCCACGAATTCACCTGGTGCTTGCTCACCAGTAAGCGGTTGTCCTGGCGCAAACCCACCAGTAGGTTGTTCAATCGACATAGGAGGTTGACCTTGCGGCGGTTGTCCCATGTCGTTAAATTCATTTTGATCTTCAGGCTCTTGATAAAGGCCTTGTGTGTTTTGGCTTTGCTGTAATTGCTCAAGCTCTCTTAAAGCTGACTGCTGATCTAAAAGACCAGCCTTTGCTTGAGCGTCCATAAGTTTGATGCGCAATTGAGTTTCTAACTTTGCAAATTCGAGTTTCTCTTTAGACTCAAGTTCCATCGATTTCATTTTTCGATCTTCGCTAGCTTCGTTTAATTTTTCCGTAAGCTGCTCAATCAACTGTCCACTCTGCTCAAGCTGTGCTTGAACTTCTGGAGGTATTTGTTGTTGTGACTCGTCTTTCTCTAAAAGCTCTGGAGGTATTGTTTTCTTAAGTCTTGCAGCGATATCATCAGAACCGTTCCAGTCCATGTTTTTAAGAATAAGATCCCCTGCATATTGAACCATTTGAGGGTAATGCTGAGTCAGAGAAAGCATAGATTCTAAGGCCTCCTGACGTTTAGTCGCATAGCTTGGGCCTGTGTCTACAGTGACGTCGTATTTACCTGCGCTTAAATCATAAAGTAAAACTTTCTTAGTTTTCTTATCCTCGAAAATTTGATTGATCATAACTATTTCTTGTTCGCCGTCTTCGCCAATAATTCTCTGAGTGCGTGGCACGTCTAAAACAACTGGTAAGATTTGAACTAAAATTCGCCCAAGGTGTCTTAAGGAAATTGATAAGTTGTCAACGTAATGAAAGTTGCCAGTTTGTGATTGCTGATTTCTTCTTTGAATTGCAATGCCTGAATTTTCATTTGATCTTGCACCTAATGAAGCATCATAAATGCCCGTCGTGGCTTTAATGTCTTCACTTGCACCACGGCCAGCATTGTTAATTGCCATGACAGGAGGTTCGTAGACGTTTCTTTGTGGGGCGCCTACCATTGCTCCACCTATCGAAACTGGCTTATATGTAAGTACTGAATGATTTTCTGTATTTGCCGTTGACCATATTCTCTCGTGTCCTGCAATCTGACCTTCTGCAGCTATATAAGGAGCTTTAGGAGCAAGTGCTATCATCTCAGTCTCTGCAGACTTCCAATAGTTGTACATTTTTTGAGGGTCACGAGCGTTTCTAATAATACCGTGACGAATTAACTTTCCATCGACAACGATCTCATCTCCAACAACTGGAATTACAGGTATGTAGGTCCCTGGAAATATCGTCTCTTCTAAAACATCTACAGCTGTAATCTTACGCCACACAACTCTAGGAGCTCTTGAAGTTCTAGTGTCTTTAATTAATTCGTCTTTAAGCTCTTCAGGTATTTGCTGATCTAATAATTCTTTGTCTAATTCGTCTTGCTTTAAAGTTCTACCGTCGTGAAGTAAGTAAATTTTTGATTCTGTATGCTCTATAGAATAATACTCAGCTATGCGACATGAATCGTCTTCAGCCCAGCCTTGGTATTCATTGCCGATTGATGTCCAATCCTCCATGCCTGCAAGCTTTGATTCTCCATACTGCTCGATAAATTCTTCTTTAGGAATGTCATCGGTAATGAAACAAAACCTCATGTCAGAACCATCAGGCTTAACAAAGTAAGGGTCTGCGTAAACGCTAAACCTATTTTTGATCATTTCTATTTTTGGCTCTTGATTAAAACTATCCGGGCTAATGTAGTCTGTAATGACTCGCATATAACCAATGCCAGAAGAAACAGCGCCCTCGAAGGCTGTGTCATAAGCTACATCTGCGTTTGAATTGTATTCAGTGTGTCTAATTAAGCCTTGAAATATCTTAGCTGTTTCAACGTCTGCT